CTCTCACCACCCCAAATAGGGGTAAGGTACGACTGGCCCTAAAGCCAGTCAAAACCCTCTGACCATTGTGAAACAACGGTCAACTTAGGAACCGGTCTTCTGAGATAACCACGTTTGGGCTCACGCCCACGTGTGGAAATCTCAGGGGCCGGACATGCTAACGCAGCTAGGAGCCTGCCTAAAGTCCTCTTACGGACTTCGACAGGTTTACACATAATGTGCCTAACTGTGTAACCCTCCCAGCCTTTCTTAGCTTTTGGAGGCGCCGCTTCTTCAAATGAAGAAATGATGCCGACATCGCCAAAAAAGGACGGGACTTTGCATTGCTTCCACATATTTGGTATCTGTTTATAAACAGATTTCCAAACAGCATGGAAACGTGCATCGCAAAACGAGTCTGAACATATGCGAGAAGCATACAATCGGATCCCGTTTACTATTTGTACGCAGTAAGGAATTAAAACATCCTTACGTTGTTTCAAATAGAAGGGGCGAACAGGCTGACCGCAAAACCAGTCTGTTCCGCATGATTCGAAGAAACTTCCAGCCAGGAAGCTCTTCTTACTGTTAACTGTAAACCCTAAGTGGTTTAAGTTATCGATCACCCTTTGAGAGTATTTTTGGGGACAAATTATATCGTCTCCATAGACACTCCAAAGGGCACTATCTTTATAAGGTACACACACAGAAGTTACGGCCGCAAAAATAAGCGACTCAAGTTCAAATGTGTAACCATTCCCCATTGAGCTAAATTTCTCTAGCTCAATGAGATTATCCCCTAAATAAGTGTGTGAGCTCCTGAATAAATTCAGAAGTTCAAACCAATCTTCGGGGAGTAAAGATAGTACAACACCCCAAGATAAAGAATCACTAGCCGCCGATAAATCAATGGTTGCTAAATAATCTGAATAGGCTCTTTTTGCGAGAGATCTATTCTTATCTTGAGAGTTGAGATCGATTCCGAAGCTTTTAAGACGTTTCCTGATACAAGCGCCGATCCCTAACTGACCATAAATGTTCAGTGTGGGTTCTATGCAAATACCACGATCCGTTTTAGCGTTCTTCGGAACAGTTGTGAACTTATTTCCTTTCACGATAATTGGAGAAGCTTGTATGCTCCACCAGTTATCGCCGAGCAAAGCTCGGTAGAAAGGTATAAGTTCATGGGTAAGATGCATTTCTGCATCATACTTGTCAGACATGACGCTACCCATGCCCCGCACACCAGTTGTGGCTCCGGGTCCAAATCTACATCGGTCTTGAATAAAATTCAAAGTCGAAGTATCTAAAGGCCCGAGGATCCTAGCAATACGATCACGTACAAGCTGTAGGTCGCCAGAAAGGCGGCCCATAGGCATTGCACAGAATCGATCGTTAGTCTTCTTACAGCTGGATTCAGATGCATAAAATGCATCAATAGCTACTTGTTTTCGATCCACTTCTAACGGTAAATTAGCAGACTTCTGAAGCAGCGCAGTAACTAGGTAGTCATCCGCAAAGGATGAACTATCCAAATAGTTATTTGCATCTACTTCTAGATCGACTAATTGGCTGAATTCATTGTTAGAAATTAACAATGAGACAGTTAACGCTCGAGGTGTATCGATTGTTTCACAAATAGCTTGTGCGGTACTAAGTTCAATCGCTAAACGTGAACTACTGTCAATAGCAAAACTTTTTGACATAGCTTATTTACCCCTGGATTAATTTAATTTACAATGCTAATTAAGCAAGCATTGTAACAGTGTTGGGGTCTATCATTAACTGCCGTATCAATTCGATAATCGTCCACCCCATGGGATCGGGGAAGACGAAAAGAAGCGATACAGCAGCGATGACCCCGAGGATCGAAGTCTTAACCTTAGTAAATAGGGTCAAGATCTTCAAACACACTTGCCATCGCTGCATTACTTAACGCATTAGACAAAAATGCGAAAAGATCTGCACGATTGGTAGTTGTGAAATCCTCTGGTATAACACAATCCAAGGTAACTCGACCGATCCCTTTTAGCTGTTCGTAATCTGCAGCCCCGATTTCTCGGGGAAGCTTCAAACGAAAACTAATACGATCTGTCGAGCGGTTAGCGGTTGACGGCGAGTATCCAACTTGTATAGTTGGATGAGCTGCGTTGAGGGTATT